AATTACTGGTATAACAGAAGAGATGATTTCTACATATGGTAATGATGCAGAACAGCAGGGCATTGATCCTAATAATCCTAAGCTTATTGAAGCAGTCATGGCTACTGCTGCTCAACAAGTTTTCCAGGCTAATCAATTTGCCGCTATGCAACAACAAGCACTGTCTCCCGAAGCGCAGCTTGTTCAAATTGAAGGACAAAAGATTGGTATTGAACAACAAAAGATTCAAGCACAAGCAGCTAAAGAAGTACTAAACTCTACTAATAAACAGCGTGAACTTGATCTTAAAGAACTACAAATTCAATTGGATATGTTCAAAGAAGGTGCTAATATCACAGCTAAAGCAGAGGATTCTGAACGTGACAGAGAGGCTAAGAAGGCGCTTGCAGCTATGGAAGCGTTGCTTGAATTAGCAGATACTGAAGCAAACATTGACAAGGACAAAACTCTTAAAGCAGCAGACATGCTAAGTAAGTTTATCTCTGATACTAATAAAGGATAGTGATGGAATTTTGGGATGAGTTAAATTCAAAGTATAACGAAAAGATAGAGGAAACAAAAAAATCTCTTGCGTATGGAAACGCCTCTAGTTACGATGAGTATCGTCAAGCAGTAGGTCTGATAGAAGGTGTTGAGTTTGCACAGGACTTGCTAAGGCATATAGTTAAACAACGAATATATGAGGAAGAAGATTAATGCGCGGCGTACAACTAGAGAAGTCTATTAATAATTCAGATTGGGTAAATCCAGATAATAGTTTAATTGATGTAAATGATTTGCCGAGTATTCCTGGTTATCACGTTTTAGTCCAGCCAGTAATAGTAAAAGAAAAAACTAAAGGTGGTATTATTATTCCTGAAAAGTTACAGGAGGATATTGCATACCTAACAACTGTAGGTAAAGTATTAAAGCTAGGTGATCTAGCATATGCGGATGAAGATAAGTTTCCGCTAGGAAAGTGGTGTACTACAGGTGACTATGTTTGTTATGGAAAGTTTAGTGGACAAAAACTTATATACAAAGGTCTTAAACTACTTCTCTTGTTTGATGACCAAATAATTATGAAGGTACAAAGTCCAGAATTGCTAGACCCAACTTTTAATCTTTCAAATTAAGTTGTGTATTTATATCTAATAATATAGAATATAGTCAAGACGTAGGATAAACCTTAGTTCGTTAGGTTCGTCACTAGCGGTATATAAAGGAAAAAGAATGAGCGAGAATCAAGAAGAGTGGTCAACCATTGAAGTAAATGGTGTAGAAAAACAAAAAGCTGTTGAGTTTGAAGTAGAGGGTGGAGCGGTTGAAGAAGAACCTGTTCAAGCTATTGTAGAAGAAAAAGTTGAAGAAGTAGTAGCTACACAGCCTGAAGAAACTGAAGGCAACGAACAGCCTATAAAAGAATTAGAAGGTATTGAGACTAAAGGCGCAGAGAAACGTATTCGTCAGTTAATTCGTCAACGTAAAGAACGTGATGAAAAACTAGAAAGAATGGAAGAGCGTCTAAGCACACTTCAAAAAGAGCTAAATTATAAAGAAGATCAACTATCTACTTCTTTAAAAAGTTCTATAGATAATAGTGAATTTCAATTAAATAATAATCTAGAAGCTGCTAAGAGTATTTATAAACAAGCTGTAGAAAATAGTGATGTAGATTCTCAACTCATAGCACAAGAAAGTATTAGTAAAGCATACGCTGAACTTAATCAGATAACTAATCAGCGTACAGCGTTAGAAAATTATACTACACAGGCAGGGCAGCAACAGGCGAGTGAACCACAACAACAGCCTACCAAATATGATCCTAAAGCTGTTGATTGGGCAGCTAAGAATGATTGGTTTGGTAAAGATCAAATAATGACTACTACTGCTTTGTCTATAGATCAAGAATTAAAAGATGAAGGATACGATCCTTCTGATAACGACTTTTATGAGGAAATCGACAATAGATTACATAGTCGCTATCCTCAAAGATTTCAGGATGCTTCTACCCAAGAACCTGAAACACCTCGTTTGCAGGATACGTCATCAAATTCTGCTCAAGTGGTAGCTGGTGCGTCACGCACACCTAAAACCTCTAAGGGTAATAAAGTTAAACTAACAAAAGAAGATGTTCGTTTAGCTACTAAATGGAGTATACCACTTGAAAAGTATGCTGCTGAAAAGCTTAAAGTTGAAAAAGCCGAAGGCGACTACACTAGCATTTTTAATTAGGCGTGGAAGGAAGAATTACAATGACACGAAGTACAGACTCACGTAGTACAAGCACAAGGGAAGCTAAACCTCGTAGGACTTTTGAAGAACCTAACTGGTTAGATATCCCACCGACTGCTATAGAACGATTCCGAAACGAAGGCATGTCTTTGCGTTGGATTCGTATGACTATTAAAGGTAATGACGATATTCAAAATATGAGTAAGCGTCAGGCAGAAGGTTGGGAAATAGTTCAATCCGAGGAAGTTCCCGAAATGACACACTCCTCTGTCGTGAGAGAGGAAGGACGATATTCAGGAGCAGTCTGTCGTGGAGACTTGGCTTTGGCAAAAATGCCATCTGACCTAGCTGAATCCCGTCAAGAATATTATGAGCAAAAAAGTAGGGAAGCGGTAGGCGCTGTGAACGCACAATTAATGCGTAACTCAGATTCACGTATGCCAATTTCAAATACTAGTCGCTCAAGGGTAACTACAGGAAAGCAACCCTCTTTTCAAGAGTAACTTTTCTGTTTGTCATCGTAACTCTAAAACAAGGAAAGGAATAGTGTAATGACTGATACAAAAGCACTAAACGGCCTTACTCCTTCTCGCAAACGTGGAGGTGCGTCGAATAGTACTGCCACGAATACATATCCCATTGCAAGTGGTTTCGCCACTAATATTTTCAGTGGTGATATTGTTTGTAATGTTGCAGGAAATGTGGTCGTTTTAAGCGTGTCAACTCAGAAAGCCATCGGCATTTTTCAGGGTTGTCAATATACCGCTAATGGTGAGGTAAAGTATTCTAACTATTGGCCTAGTGGAACATCGTCTGCTAATGCAGTAGCATTTGTCGTTGATGACCCACAAGCTACCTTCATAGTTCAAGCTGATGCTTCTGTCACCGCTGGTGATATTATGTCGCAGAACTTTAGCTGCACATTGGGTGCAGGTTCTACAGCAACTGGTCGTTCAGGCTTCGGAATTGCAGCCGCTTCTCGTACTCTTACTACAGGCGGTATGCTTCGTGCTATCTCTGTGTTGGATGAGCCGGGAAACGATATTACTGTTGCTGCAGATCGTGCTTTCCCAAAACTAGAAGTCCGTATCGTTCGTCACGTAGATGCTTATATCTCCGCTGACCCATCGGCTAACTAAGAAAGGGAGTAATGAAAAATGGCTATTAATCGCTCTAGTATTGCGAAAGAACTGCTCCCCGGTTTAAATGCTGTATTTGGTATTGAATACACGGATGTGGACAATGAACATGCCACACTCTTTGATATTGAACAATCAGATCGTGCATTTGAGGAAGAAGTTCTATTTACCGGCTTTGGTACAGCGCCTGTTAAAAGTGAAGGTTCTGCTGTTCAGTTTGATGATGCACAAGAAGGCTATGCTTCTCGTTACAGTCACGAGACTATAGCTCTTGCTTTTGCAGTAACTGAAGAAGCTATGGAAGATAATCTTTATGACACTTTTGCTAAATTGCGTGCGCGTGGTCTTGCCCGTGCAATGGCTAACACTAAGCAAGTTAAAGCTGCTGATGTTTTCAACAACGGCTTTGCGGCGACAAGTCCTGGTGGGGACGGACAGCCTTTCTTCAGTGCTAGTCATCCAGTAGTTGGTGGTGGTGTTCAATCAAATACTCTTGGTGCTACTGATCTTTCAGAAGCGTCCCTTGAGTCTGCGTTGATCACTATCTCAAAAGCAACAGATGATCGTGGTATTCTTATTGGTCTACAGGTTGAGTCGCTTCATGTGCCTTCGGACCTTGCCTTCACGGCAGACCAAATTTTGAACAGCACGATGTCAACGACCATTGGGGTTAACCCAACGACTGCTGCAAACGGTGCAACGAGTGTCAATGACATTAACAGCGTCCGTAATCAGGGTCTAGTTCCTGGTGGCTTTTATGTAAACCGTAGGTTCCAAGATGGAAATGCTTGGTATCTGCGTACTGATTGCCCGAACGGAGCTAAAATGTTTGTCCGCGCACCTCTTCAAACTAAGATGGAACCTGATTTCGATACAGGCAATCTTAGGTTTAAAGCGCGTGAGCGTTACAGCTTTGGCTTTTCTGATTGGCGTAGCTATTATGGTGCTTCTGGTTCGTCCTAAGAGCAGCATAAATTAGGCTAATATAGGCTAAGTTAGGCAAGGGTGGAGAGAAAGACACAAACTTCTTTTTCTTCACCCTTTGCTTTTGTAATTACTGGTCTTGTTATATAATATAGTAATTAAATTCTCTTTATATAAAGGAACAAAACATGGCGACTACTATTCGACAGGGGTTTGTGACGGGAAGCGGGGCAGTTCTTGATACTGCAACCAGCGTCTCTCTTGCAAACACTCGTATCCGTTCCGTATTTGCTACGGGCGTTGGTCAGTTCCTTCTTACAGGAACTTCTACTGATGCAAGAGGCACGGTAAAAGGAAACAATATTCGATTTGTAAATACTACAGCATCTGATGCAAACGATATTTACTTTTCTGATTTAGGTGTTGCAATGAACGGAGTAGTTAGAGTTTCTGCCCCAACCTCAACAGCTACAATAGCGGTTTTCTATGGTTAATTATACTTATTTGGTAAACGATATTATCCAGGCATCTGAGAATGAGGGAACAGAGTTTGTTAACTATGTTCCTAATATGGTCAATCGTGCCGAAGAGCGTTTAACAAAAGACTTAGATGACTATGGTTTAGTATCTTATACTTCTGTTGCTGTATCTTCTGGAAATAATATCCTTACTTTACCTACAGGTACACGAATAGTTAAGAATATTAATATTGTAAGTAACTCTACAAAAATTAATCTGTTGCAAAGAACAGATGAATATATTAATGACTACTGGCCTGTAAGCGCATCAACTGATGAACCAAGATATTACGCTCCCCGTAATAATTCTACAGTTTTGATTGCGCCTACTCCTGCCTCTACTTATGATGGACAAGTTGTACATGTTAGTCGCCCAGTGGCTTTAACATCGGCAACTCCTGAAAACTATTATACTGACTTTTGTTATGATCTTCTTTTCAATGCTTCTATGATAGAGGCAATGGTCTTTCAAAAAGACTATCCTACTTCACAATTATTTGAACAACGATATTCACAGCTTCTAGAACTACAGCGTAATCAGGCACGTAGAACACGTAGGGATGATATGCAAAGTCCCGCAAGTCCTGCTGGCGCAGATGACAATCTAGTAGTTAATACTAATTAAAGGAGACTATAATGGCCGGTCCTATTTTTGATCCTCTTAACCCTAATGAAAGTCCTGCTTCAAAGTATCAAAGAGAGTTGGATGCTAAGAATAAAGGAGGGGTAAAAAGAAAGCCTAAAAAAGATGATGATATGTCAGATGCAGAGTTTGATGAGGCTTATGAAGAACAACAAGCAAACATGCCTACATTTGATCAGTTAATAAGTAACATTAGTGGACCTAATAGTGATTATGTTGATGAGTCTGATGGTGGTCGTGTAGGAAAAGGAAAGAATAAATATTCTGACGGTGGTCGTGTAGGAAAAGGCAAGAATAAAAAAGCAGCAATTAAAAAACGAAATAATTTTTTAGGACGTGGAGCAGGTTGTGCTTTGCGCGGATTTTAATTATAGGAGAATATTATGCCAACAAAAGAAGAAATGCAAAGACGCTATGACAATATGTCTCCCCGTCAAAGAGGAAGGTTAGGTTTACCTACTCAGATTGAAAGACAAAATCAAATAGCAAAACCAGAAATTCAAAAGATAAGAAATAACGCACAACTTGCTGCAGAAATAGCTTCATATGCTATTCCTGGTTTAGGCGCTGCAAAAATTTTACAAATATTAGCGACAAAAACACCAAAATTTATTCAACGAGTTAGAGGAGCATTAAATAACAAAGACAATAAAGATGCTCTTAGACGAGTATTTGAACTAGATAAAAAAGGTGGTGGAAAGACTAAAACTACAACTACTAAAAGTCCAGACGGTAAAACAGAAACAGTAGTTAAAACAACTCCAGGTAATCTTGTTACACCAAGATTTGGTCCGGGAGGTGCTAGACCAATAAGTAAGAAAGCTATAGGTAACGCTAAAAAAACTCGTACTGCGTTGGCTACAGTAGCCACAGCGGCAGCATTAGCTGCAGCTTCTGGGTCTGGTAAAAATAAAAAACCTAAACCTTCTTCTGCTCCTGCTGCTACTCCTGCGTCTACTCCTGCGTCTGCTTCTGCTTCTGCTGCTGATGCTGCTGCTGATGCTGCTGCTGATGCTTCTAAGCCTAAAAAAGATCCAACCGAAGGTGGACGTTATGCTTTTTATCCTGGTGAAATATCTCAGAAAGAGGGATATGAATCAATGTACGAAGTAGACAGGAATAAAATGTCTGATGAAATACGTGAAAGACTAGAAGAAGC